CAGCGGAACACGAATAGGCACAAACGCTGCGCTGTCCAAGATACGTTGGATTGGGCGCTGATTCAATCCGGGAGCGAAATGAGCGCGGAAACGTTCGTGCGAATTTTGTGGGAACACAGCCTTGTTATCGTACCGCGCGAACCAACATTGGCTATGATAGAGGCGAGCAAGGCGACGGTCTCGAACTACGATTTGAAGATCACGAAGAGCGACAAGCATCGGCTCCGATTGCGCGCCGCGCTCGATGCGGCCGTGTTGAGTTTATGGCCATCTGTCATCAGGGAATCATATAGCGGAGCGCAACTCAGATTGAAGGGCGTCATTGCGAAATACTTTCCGAATGAGGCGTCGCCATGACCGTCGCCCTCTCTCACCCGATAGAGCAGCGCTTTCTTCCGATGTCCATGTTCGGAGATTCCGGCGTCGTCAGACGATGTTCCATTGACGGATGCTCCGGTCGTCACTACGGGCGTGGTTACTGCCGCAATCACTGGTACCGCTGGTGGCGCAATGGCGATCCGCTGGTCTGCAAGACTGGAGGTCGCCCAAAGCCAGAGCCGGATCAACATCGGCTCAAAGCTTTTGCTATCTTGGAGGGCTATAACGCCAGCGCGCGGGAAGTCGCCATCATTCTCCGCATCGATCATCTTACAGCGGCGCGGTACGCGAAACAGCATGGTTTCAAGCTCCGCCGCGATCCTCCTGGCCAAGAGCGTCTATTCTCGGAATCAAGAACACATAGGCAGTTCGTCATGAGAAAATACAGGGAGAAGGGGAATGGCTGAGTTCTATATCTCTTTCGCGACGGACAAAGGATTTCGAGGTTGCACCGTGGTCGAGGCAGACGACCCTATCGGCGCATACGCGGCTGCGACGCAACTTGGGCGTAATCCTGGCGGCGACGTTGCGATATTAGAAATTCCACCCGCAGCGACGAATGATCCAGAGATCATTCTTGGCCGTACAAAGCTCGTGTCGCCTGACGAAATGAAGGCGTTCGGCGGCCAGCATCTTCGTGAAATGCCTCCCGAGATACAAGAGGCCATCGAAAGCAATGTCGCGGTGATATCTTCGGATTGCAACTATGGAGGGCGTCAATGACCGCCCGCTTTCTCGGCGTCTCCAGGCAATCGCTTTACAACTGGCGGTCTGGGTCTGAAATCAAAAGCCATAACATCGTCAAAGTGGAGAACCTGAGGCGAGCAGCGGACGTTTTGGCTACAAGCGAGGCGCCTTTGTCACGCCTACAAATCGGTAGGAAGCTCCCAGGCGGAAAGACCTTGCTCGAACTGATCGCAAATGGTGAGGACGGCGCCGATGCGGCGCATTCCTTGGTGTCTATGCTCAATCGTGAGACAGAGCAGAGGAAGGCGCTTAATGCTCGCTTTGCAGGAAGGAAACCTATTAGCGACGGTCCAATCGGCGATGGCATGAGCCCCCTCAGGGACGATGAAAAGCTTCTCGCCGCCCGTTCTCCAAAGGACTTCGCCCGCGAGCTCGCCAATAGGATCGTCGATAGGCTGATGGAAGGGGTGTGAAGGATGATCGCTGAGATTGTGATCCTCGCCGAGCGGAAGCCGAAGCCTAAGGATGACGCGATCGTTCTGCGGAGCGTGATTGCCAGCAACGACACCTTCCGGGCTTTCACCGGCCCCGACATTGCAAAGCTGGCCGACGAGCTGATTGAAGCCCTCGAAGACCGCGGCTTTCGCATCGTTCCAATAGAAGCGGGAAAGGAACCGGCATGAGCACGTTTCCTGGCGCCATGAGCAAGGAATGGGCCGATAAGCTTGCTCGCCACGCCGAGCTGATGATGCGGGCACACGAACACGGTTGGAGTCGATTGAGCCAGCCTGATGGCCAGGGTCGCGAGGTGTGGCGCATGGCGGATCATGTGTATTTGGCCTTCCGCGATGATGACGAGTTTGAGCACGCGCTAGAGAACGACGCGGAGCGCTATCGAAGCGCCAGGGCACTCGTCTGGGAGTCCCCATGACTACGCTCCGTGAAACGCGTGAAACTTGTGAAACATCGGACGCCTCTGGGGGTACGTCCGCTATCATTCGCGGCCTCGACGCCGAGACTGAATCATTGAAAATCTTCACTTTTCCGCCAGACAAGCCCGCCATCGCATCTCATCGTCGTGTTTCACGCACCGGCGCCCAAATGGCCGCTCTCCTCTCCGATCCACAAATCCGAGCGGCCGTATTCGGGCCGGATATTCCAGAATAGAGGCTAACCCATGGGGCTGAACCTAATGGCCATCGAAGATAAGTTGAGACCCAGGCCGCATATGAAATCGGCCGATCGGATCGTGTTCTCGACCGAGGCCCGCGGCTTGCAGGCTATCGACAAGGCGGCCCAGGAAGAGCGCAAGAGAACCGACGCGGAGCGCGCCCAAACGATGGCCGTGGCCCTTGCGCAGCCTCATAGGCAAGGATCGACCGATCCGCGCCTATCCGAGCCCCTTGGCCGCTTCTGCGCCGCCCACCGCCTTAAAAATGAATGCTGGCGGGCCGGCAATCAACACGCCGAGGTGCTGCGCCAGGCGAAGGCGGCCCGCGGGTTCAAGGTTCCCGATCTCATCGGCGCCGGCGGCAATTCCGATCTCACCCCACAACAAATCGAAGCCATGCGAGAGGCTGCGGTCATCCGAGAGCGTGACGCTATTGCGGTCCTAGTTACTGTCATGCCCCGCGCCCCGCGCGCCGTTGAGCGCTTTGTCTATGACCAGCTCGAGCCCTCGATATACGACCATGATCTCCTCAAGCACTGCCTTTGGAAACTCGCCGTCCACTATGGATATATCGATTTGGGCGTGAACAGGGACAAGGCGATATGAGCAAGGGGCTCTTTATGGGCGCGGAAGCGGGGCGCGCCGTGATGCGAGGCGAGCCGCCGACGTCCAGTTTCTACTGGCCGAGCGAAACCGAACGGCGCGTCGCCATTGATCGCTTCACGCGCCTGTATGGCGCCGCTAAAATCAAATTCTCAGATTGGCCGCGCCTCCAATACGATTTCACCACGCCCGATGGAACTCATGTGGTTAGTCTATCTCATTCCGATCATGTTTGCTTCACTGACGCAGAGCTTAATGAACAGGTATTTGATCATATCCGCGCCTTTGTGTCGGCCGGCGCTTGACAAATCACCCGCCGATTCGTAAAAGGGGTTCACGCTCGACGCCATACCTGCGTCTTAATTTCCGGACAATTAGCTGAATGACCGGCGACTATCTACTTGAGTTAGCCAATGCCGACGTGTGTTGATTCGCCCGCCGACCGCGAAGATCATTCAAAGTCGGCTGGCGCGCCCGAATGTAATCGAGAGTTTAGTGATGAGGCTATTTCCGCCGGTGCAGATATTCTTCTGCGGAGATTGCCTTTTCCTGAGATTTCTCGCTCGCTGACTGAGGATTTGATTGCCGAGATTCTTGCGGCAGTTTGGTCAGAGTGTCATGGAAAAAGATCAGAAGCCGTCCTCTGAGGTTTTTTACCTCAATTAGGTGGTTTCTAAGTTCCCCTAATCCCATTGGCTTCAGTTTCGATGAGTTCTCTCGCAGTTTTTCATGTTGCCCCACGTATATTTCGTACCAAGATCGCGGAGGAGGGTAAGCGAGCGGGTAGTTGCGCCCGCTCAATCCGGTACGTGGCCTGAATGACGGATTTTATCTTATGATTATAACACTTTGCACAAAGTGCATGGAATGGTTCGGTTCCACTGGCGTCTTTTTTCAATCCGTATATGAGAACAGACCCTCTCCCGCGGTTCACGTCCATCATATTATAGCTATCTTTCTCGCCGTCCCATGCTTCAAAGCCTCTAACTTGTTCTTCAAGCTCACGTACACGTTGCAACAGCGTCGCTTGCGCTTCCTGGGCAGCAAGTGCGCTTTGATGGGCGGCGAGAATTACGCGCTGGAGTTCGAAAACCTTTCCTTGTTCCTTAACCGCCCCTTGTATGTCCATAAACGCCTTAGCCAGATCACCGGCCGTCTTAAGGCTTATCAGGGTAGTTGCGAGAGCTTGAAACTGAATGACCGCCCGCCAAGCTAAGGCTCAGCGCGGACGGCCAACGGATTTCCGTCCCAACTTCGGCGAAGAAATCCTGTCCCTCATGGCTGAGGGACTTTCTCTCGCGGCCGCCGCTGCCGAACTCGGCATTCATCGTCAGCGTGTATATGACTGGCTCGATAAGCATCCCGAATTTGCGGACACTATAGCTTTAGCGAAGGGCAAGAGACAGCTTTTTCTTGAGCGAAAGCTGATCAAGGCAGAGAACAGCCAGAGCGTGACGTCAGCCATATTCGCCCTCAAAAACGCGGCCGGCGAGGATTGGCGCGAAAAGCAGTCGGTCGAGCACACTGGCGCCGATGGGGGCCCGATCATGACGGCTGACGTGTCCGACAAAGATCGTGCCGCTGCTCTTGCGGCTTTCTTGGCGAAGACGAAGGGGAAGGGCGCGTGAAGTCCGACCTCTCGCATTTGCCGCGTCGGCAGCTATTCTCCGAGGGCGCAGTCACGAAAATAGAGCCGCCTGTCACGCAAATGACAGAGCCTACCAAGGTATTTCGTGACAAGCGCGGGCGCGGTCGGCCATGTCTCGGCGCCGCGCCCATGAGCGCGGCGGAACGGCAGCGCCGATCGAGAGCGAAACGCAAGTCCGCGTGACCATAAGTCACCGCCTCGCAGACGACGAACTCGCCCAGGTGACGCCCGCTGAAACCTGCGCCGCTCTTGGCCAATTCGATACGCCGGCCCTCTTCGGCAAGCCCTATAATGTCGATGTGGACCATGACGTCCCGAACGGCGGCGGGTCATCAATCGACCGCAAGACGCATTACATTGATCGCGTCCTCTACCAGCAATGCATGGACGGCGAGTTCAAGGCGACTGGCCTAGAGCCTCAGCAAATCGTCGACCGCTGGCTTGATCACGAGCACGCCGAGATTTGCATCTTGGCCGGCGACAATCCCGTTGATACCTACTATCCGGCGCATGAGCGAGCGCTCTGTCTTGAGCATGAAGGCGTTCTTGCGATCCTAGGACGTAAAGACGGAGCCGCAAAGATCAGGCGGTATGAAGAGACGATTTGGCCTGCGTTGCTTGCCTGCTACCATAGGCCGATCAAGAATCCTCCGCCAGATCTATGGTGCGGTCCTAACCTAGACGATCCAGGCGAGCGGGATGAAGAAATTCTCGCACAACTCGCCAAGCTAGGCGTCGACGACGCCCACAAGCGCTCGAAATACTCCGTTCATTACGGCATGGCGAAGCATCGTTGCCGGGCCTGCCGGTTCTGGTCGCCGAGTTATCTGAGCCAAGAGCAGGGACAAATTGCAGCGTGTGAGGCGGTGAGCGGGACCGTGAGGCAGGATCGAGGATGCGACCTCTGGCAGAAGGTGGCTAATGAAAATTGACGGCCTGTTGATTGCTCTTTGTGCCGTTGCTGCGGTTGCAATTGGACTTGCTGCCGCGTCTCCCGCAAAGGTGTCGGAGACTGCGCCCGTTCGCTCAACCGACGCCGAGTTCATGCGAGCCTGCCTATCGCATCGCTTCGCCGCCGATCAATGCGAGTTCTTCCGGTTTGGTCCGGAAGGAAAACCGGCTTCAGAATTGTCGCCGCAATGATCGACGACTCCGACGTCTCGACATGGCCGGAATGGGTAGATTGTCCGTTTAGGGATCGCATGCCGAGTGGCGTTAAGGTTCTTCGTCATCGTCCACGCGATCTGTCGGTTGATATAGTTTCATTCTGGCGGCAAGTCACAGGGAAGCATGTGGATATTGGCTGGACTACAGCCGATGATCGGGTGCAGTTTCCATTTGAGTGCATTGCCAAACCCGCCTTGACGGAGCTTGGCGCGGTCTGAGACCAGAAATGTTTGAGCTTGGCGCGCCGGCCGCCTGACGCCCGGTATTTCGGCGGCGCGCCGCCATTCTCTGTCGAAAGGTGAACCTATGAAAAAGCTCCGCGTCGCGGCGCTTGCCGCTCTTGCTTTGGCTGTCGTCGCCCCTGTCGCGTCGTGGGGCTATGGCATGTGGTCGACCCTACCGGGCATCGGTCAGTCGTCTTATTGCGCCTCGACCGTCAGCGGCGTCACACTGCCGGCGTCGCAGGGCAATTACGGCGTCCTCCCCGGCTCGACTCAAGGGACTGGCCAAGGCCCTTGCGCTCAGACCGTTCCGGCCGGCTCGCCGACCTTTGCGGGCACTGAATACGCGCCGTTCGATGTTGGGCCGCTCGGTTCGACCGCATCGACTCCTCCTGCTACTCAGGCGGTCTCTATCCTTCAATTGGGCCAAGGCCCGATGATTGATCTTACGTCGGTCGGAACTTCGCAGACCATCCCGAACTCTACGCCGTGGTATTTTCTTGATGGCGCCCAGGGCTCGGCATTGACCGTCACCATGCCGGCGTCGGCGATCGAAGGGCAAATTCAGCGCGTCATTTGCGAGGCCGCTACGGTCGGCACGCTCACCGTCGCCGCCAATACTGGACAGACCCTCAAAGGCAATCCGAACGCGGCTTGCGTCGCGGGCGTTGGCTATGCTTGGCGCTATCAGGCGTCCAATACGACTTGGTACCGCATCCAGTAAGGAGATCGCAATCATGTCGAAGATGAACAAGACCGAGACCAATTTCGTCAATCGCAGCGTCACCACGACTTCGTCGGCTCTCAACAATCAGCCTGGCGTTGGCGGCATGAAGCCGTTGCTTTCCGGCGGCAAGGACAATCCTGGCGGTTGCAAGCCGCCTGCCAATCCGAGCCCTTCCGTTCCAATTCCGAACGGTCGCGGCTAATGGCCTTCCTCACTCGCGCTGAGCGGCGTAACGCTGTGCGCGAAATGGGCGGCCTTGGAAGGGCCAAGGCATGGACAGGACAGCCGGCGCGATATGTTCCGGCTGTTGCCGTAGTCAGGCTCAATCGATCGCGTGAATTGCCTCGGGCGATCTCCTATGCCCAAGCGGCAAAGATAGCTGCGATTAATGCCCTCCCCAAGATAGGCGAATAGCCAATGCGCAAGCTGATCCTCGCCGCTCTTTGCTTGGTCGCTGGCGCGCTCTTGATGGCTGCGCCCGCATACGCTCAGGGTGTCACTTCGGTCTGTGTCAAAAGCGTCAACTCGGTCGGTAATTATAGCTGCCAGGACGTTTCGTCGTCATTTCCTTTGCCGGTTTCAAACGCTGTGGGTGGCGCTGCCGGGTCACCTCTTTTCGTAAGCGTTCCGCCTTATCCAAGCGGCGCGGTCCCGGTCACCGCCTCGACGACAGGAACGACTGCCAGCATCACAGCAACATTGCCGGCCGCAGTCGGCAAGACAACCTATCTATGCGGCTTTAGCGCTGGCGGCTCGGCGACGGCAGTGGTGAGCGGAACTCTGACTGTGACGGGAACGATAAGCGGAACGCTGAACTTCACGGAGAATATCGGCACTACATCGGTCCCGCTAGCTCCGCTCTCTCCGCCGATTGGCCCCTGTATTCCCGCGTCTGCGACCAATACCGCAATAAATGTGAACACCCTCGCTGCCGGAACGGGAGGCAACGCAACTGTATCGGCATGGGGATTCCAACTCTAGACTCTTCGGCGCTCGATCTCGAACGGTACGTCGCCTCCTTAAGTGAAAAGGAAAAGGCGGAACTCGATCGGCTGATCGCGCCGGAGCTTCAAGCAGCCACGCTTGGCAATCCGGAATGGCGCATCGACAATCTCTATTGGATTGAAGATGCGCAAGGGAAGGCGGTAAAGTTTTACCGAAACGAAGCCCAGAAGCGATGGTGGAAAGATCGTTGGTTCCTTAACGTCATCCTGAAAGCGCGCCAGCTCGGGTTCTCGACTGAGATCGCCTTAGAGATTCTGGATAAATGCCTGTTCACGCCAAACACGACGGCGGGCATTATCGACTACAGTCTCGACGACGCCAAGAAAAAGCTCGGGAAGATTAAGTTCGCCTACAATCGTCTGAGAGAGGACATCAAGGCCAAAGTAGGCCTCGTCACGGCGAACACCGAGACGATGGAGTTCTCAAACGGATCGCGTATTGAGGTAGGGACCTCACATCGCGGCGGCACATTGCAAATCTTGCATGTATCCGAATACGGCAAGATCAGCGCGATGCGGCCCGACAAGGCCAAGGAGATCAAGGCCGGCGGATTCGGAACGGTGCATGTCGGCCAGACAATCCATGTCGAGAGCACAGCGGAGGGCGTGGGCGGCGAATTCTACGATATGGTCCAGCGGGCCGACGCTCTCCAGAAAGAGGGCCGAGAGCTTTCCGAGCTCGATTTTAAGCTTCACTTCTTCGCCTGGTGGCAGCATTCTGAGTATAAGATCGATCCGTCGAAGGTTCGAGTTCCAGCCGACCTCGAGGAATATTTTTCGGAACTGAAAGCCAAGCATGGCGTAAACCTATCGGCTGATCAACGGGCCTGGTACGCGGCCAAGCGCTATCAGATCGGCCCGGACGTGATGTTCCGGGAATATCCGTCATATCCTGATGAGGCGTTCAAGTCCTCGATCGAGGGAGCCTATTTCCGCCGGCAGATGACCAAGGCGCGGCTTGAGGGTCGCATTTGTCAATTGCCCTATGACGACACTCGACCGGTCAATACGTTCTGGGATATCGGCAACGACACGACGTCGATTTGGTTCCACCAAACCGATGGTGTTCGGCATCGGTTCATCGACTATTACGAGAATTTCGACGAGCAGATCGGCCATTATATCGGCGTCCTGAACGATAAGCGGATTGAGTTTGGCTGGACCTTCGGCAAGCATTACGGCCCGCACGATTTCGGAAATACCGATTGGGGCGGGCAAGGAAAATCCCGCAAAGACATCGCTCGCGGCCTTGGGATTGAGATCAAGGTCATTCCTCGGATCGACAACAAAGACGACGCGATCGACGCGGCTCGCCGAATGATCGGCATGAGCTGGTTCGATGAAAAGCATTGCGAGCAGGGCATCCGTTGTCTCGACAATTATCGCAAGGCTTGGAACGATCGCCTATCGACCTGGAGCCGAGAACCGCTTCACGATTGGGCCTCTCACGGCGCCGATTCATACATGACCGGTGCGATGGGCTATTCCCCGCCGAAAGCAGAGATTCCTAAAGTGCCGACGATTACCGTTTCAAGGACAGGCGATCGCGGCGCTGGCTGGATGCGCTACTGACGCATGGTTGCCACCGTTGAGCCCGCCTCGACCTATAAGACTGGCGATGAAGGTCTTTTGCTACGCGCCTATGAGAATTTCATAGCCGCCAAAGAATGGCAGGGCGCGGAAGATGATCGCTCTAGGGATGATCGTAAGTTTGCGATCGGCGACGCGCGCAATACGTATCAATGGCCCGATGCGCTTTACCGGGCCAGAACCGGCGGCGGCCAAGAACTGCCATGCCTGACCATCAATATCACGAGGGTCCATAACGACCTGATCATCAACGCGATCTCAAAGAACGCATACGGGATCAAGATCAGACCGACCGGCGGAAAGGCAAGCTACAAGTCCGCTGAGATTATGCAGAACATCGTCCGACGCATCGAATATGTGTCGAACGCTTCGACGCAATATCGTCTGGTCACCGAGCATCAGGTTGACGGCGGCGCTGGCTATATTCTGCTCGACACCGCCTACGTGTCGGAGCGGTCGTTTGACCAAGACATCTTTCTTCGGGCGGCGCAAGACCCGACTGGCGTCTATCTTTATCCATGGTGCAAGGAGCCGGATTGCTCTGACGCGCGATGGGGTTTCGTTTTCGAGAAAATGTCTCGAAAACTGTTTGATCGAAAGTACCCCAAGTATAAGAACAGGGTCGCCGTCTCTCCGCTCCAAAACACCATGACGGAGTGGATTTCGGACAAGGAGATTGTCGTCGCCAAATATTACGAGAAGGAAAACAAGCCGGACCTTTTGATAGCCTTCCGCGAGAACGATGGCGCCGATTATGTTGAGAAGCTGGCGTCGGAAATCAAAAAGGACGCCAAGAAGGAAATATACGACGCCTTGATGCAGCAGATCAAGGATGGCACTCTGGACGGTCGGTACCGAGAAGTTACGCGAGATGAAGTAAAGTGGTACCTGATCGCCGGAAATCAGGTCGTCGACCGCGGCGATTGGGCCGGTAAGTATATTCCGATCGTCCCTTGCTTTGGTCGCGTAGCGGTCGTTGACGGAACGCTAGACCGCAAGGGCATGACACGGCAGTTGATCGATCCGAACCGTATGTTGAACTACAATGCGTCGGTCGCGGTTCAGGTCGCTGCGCTGGCGCCTAAGTCGCAATGGATGGCCCCAGCCGCGGCGACCGAAGGTCAAGAGCAATGGAAGACGGCGAACACCGAAAACCACGCCGTTCTGCTCTGGAATCACCTAGACGAGGACGGCAATCCGATCCCGCCGCCAGAACGGATTGACCCTCCGCAAGTCTCGCCGGCCAATCTGCAAGGCATGCAGGATGCCGAGCGCCAGGCGATGATGGTTTCGGGCCAGTTCCAGGCCCAAATGGGCGAGAACGATCAGCAAAGCGCGGCGTCGGGCAAGGCCATCGCAGAGCGCCAGCAGCAAGGCGACACCGCGACATACCACTTCGTGGAGCACAACAGCGACATGAAGCGGTATATCGGCAAACAACTTATCGACCTCATCCCTAAAATCTATGACACCGAACGCGTCATGTTCATCATGGACGAAAAGGGCGAGCGGCAATGGATCAGAATCGATCCTAACCAGGATGATGTTATCCAAGAGCTTAAGCACGAGAAAGAGGACGAAGAAGCGGTAAAGCTCGCGTTCAACCCATCGATCGGCGAGTATGAATGTATCTCCGATCCGGGGCCGAGCTATGCCACGCAGCGGCAGGAGGCGTGGAACGCCTATTCCATGATCCTGCAACAGAACAATTGGGCCGCGTCCGTTGCCGCCGATTTATTGGTCAAGTTTGGCGATTTCCCCGGCGCCGAAGAGCTTCGAGAGAGATTGCAGAAAGAGATCAAGGCCACGAAACCCTATCTCTTCGACGAAGACCCGAATCCGCAGCTTTTGGCCGCCAATGAGCAATTGAAGCGGTTGACGGCTATCAACGCCGAACTCGTCCAGAAGCTTGCGGTCAAGGAACTGGCGCTCAAGGGCAAGGACGAAAAGCGCGATATTGAAGCGTTCAAGGCTGAGACGGACCGCTTGCGAATGGCGGTTGAAGCTTTGGCGAAATTGGCGCTAACGCCGCAACAACAAGCCCAGATGGAGCACGACATCGCGACGCGTTCGCATGACGCAACGATGCAGATGATCGTCGATACGAATGCCGCCGAATTGCAACCGCAGGCGACGGGAGCCGAGGCGTGATCTCAGAAATCGCCGAGCAATCGAACAGCATCGATATTCTCTGCATCATCGCCAAGGACGCCAAATCGCTTTCGAGGGGCGAGCGTGAGGAATTGCGCCGCGCCGCCGACGAGATCGCCGAATTGCAGAAACAGAACGCTGCTCTACAGACAATGATCAATGAACGAAATTCGTCTTTGTGGGCTGCGGCGATTCAAATCGATGGCCTGCAAAAGGAGCTCGCCAAGCGAGGCGAGTTCCAATCCTACGGCGTGACGATCAATATGTTCGGATGGGGCCGGTGAGTCAGAACATCGTCATCGGCAATGAGGTTATCTCGGTTCGCGACGCCATGAATCTCGTCGCGCTGATCCAGCACGACGCGCGGGAAATGGCCGGCGAGTTTCACGGCATGAACCGTAGCGCGAAGTTCCGCGCCAATTGGCCGAACGAATACGAATTTGCTGACGCGAACTGGCGGACCTTCGTTCAGGCTGTGCGCATGATGTATTCCGAGCGCTTGGGCGACCCAAAGACATCTCCGGACGATGCCCGGAAGATGTATCTCGCCATGCTAGTTGAGCGGGCTTTCAGCGCGGGTCTAGAGCGCATGGGCCATGAGGGCGATACGCGCCTGCAGCTCGCGCCGGGATCGCAGCAATTCGAGGGCGACGCGAAGGAGAATAAGTCTATCCTCGAAAACTATGGGACGAAGCGGAACTATCGGGCCGAGCTTGCAAAGGGCGCGGCCAAGATGAACTGGCTCAAGTGAGGGCTCATGCTGAGCATTGTAGAAAAATATAGACTCCCCGCTTTTAACACGGCTGATCCGGCGGCAGCTGCGGCTGATCCTGCCCCGGCGCCAGTTGTCGCCGAGCACGAGCCTGCCGTCGATCCGGCCCCTGAACCGAGCGGCGATCCTGAGCCGCATCAACACGGCAATGCTGGCAAGACGCCCTGGTTCATCACCGAGTTGAACAAGGAAAAAGCGGCCCGTCTGGCGGCCGAGAAACGGGCCGCTGACGCCGAAGCGCTGGCGCAGCGCCTTCCGGTCGCTCAGCCGCCGAAGGCCGATCCTGCGGCTCCCCCGGCTCAGCAAACGGCCATTCCGACCGCCCAGAAAGACTTTGAGGCCGCCGTCGCTCGGGCCGCTAGCCAACAGGTCTTTCAGCAAACCATCGACTCGATCGTTCAGGCCGGATATCGCGAGTTCGGCAAGGCGCGTTTCGACGAGCTTTCCAATATCCTCGCCGCGACGGGATGCGCCGGGGCCGAAGTTATCGCAGATGTGCGCGCGATCGATCCGGTCAACGCTCACAAAATCCTCGCTCAAATCGCCTCGAACCCGGAAGACGCCGCGCGGCTCGGCTCAATGGATTCCCGTAGCCGTATCGCGGAGCTTATCAGAATGGACGTCGCCAAGACTGCGCCGAAATCCGATCCGGCCCCGGCTCCCGCCGTCGAGTCCAAGCCAGCAGCCAGGGCGATCAGCAAAGCTCCGGCCCCGGCTCCAGTGATCCAGCCCGTCGGCGCGGCGGCCGAAGTCGACTGGCGGTCGGACAAGGCGTCTGACGGCCAGTTTGACGAAGGCTTCAACGACTGGATGAAGAAGCGCGCAGCGCGCCGCCGGTGAGATGAGCCAAACAGCGATCGCGCCGTCAACGGAAAAACCCGACTGGCGCGATCGTCAGCTTAAGAAAAAACACGCAAAGCTTATCCGCGTACGTCGCGAGAACGAACGATTAAAAGAGCTTTTGAAGGCGCACGGCATATCCGTACCGGATACGCAAGAGCCTTCTATCGACTGACGAACAGTCAAGCGTCTCGGCGCTCCTTTCCGATGCTCTGCTCGTAACAGCCCCAGCCTGAGCAACTGGTCGAGGCCGGCAAGCCGCCTCATCAGCATGAGCATCCAGGAGAACCGTCTTGGCTAACAACATCCTCACGCCGAGCATGATCACTCGGTTTGCGATCAGGATGTTTCTGAACACGAACTACTTCATTCAGAACATCTCGCGTCAGTTCGAAGATCAATTCGGCCGCGAAGGCGCGCGCATCGGCGCTCAGCTTCGCATCCGCTATCCGAACCAGTACGTTCCGACCGATGGCCCTGGGATTTCGATCCAGGATACGACGGAAGAGCAGTTCTTGCTTACCGTCTCGACGCAGCGCCATATCGACGTCGCGTTCACCTCGGCGGAAACCACGCTCGATATCGACGATTATATGGAGCGCTTCGTTCTTCCACGCGTCAATTATCTGGCGGCGAACGTCGCGGTCCAGATCATGGCCAATACGGTCAACGCGGCCAAGAATATCGTCGCCAACGTCGACTCTAACAACAATATCCTGCCGGTCAACGATGGCCCGTTCGCCCTGGCTCGCGCCATCCTCGAGGAAAATTCGGCGCCGAACTTTGGCGAAATGGGTATGCGCAAAGCCGTTCTTGCGCCCCGTTCCGACACGCGCGTTCAGCAGTCCTTGAAAGGCATTTTCAACCCGGTCGCGACGATCTCCGATCAGTTCAATACCGGCATGATGTATGAAGCCTATCAGCTTCGCTTCTTCGAGGATCAGTCGGTCGTTGCCCACACGACCGGTTCGGCGACCTCGGCAACGGTGAACGGCGCTAACCAGACCGGACAATCTCTCACGATCAACGCCATCACCGGCACACTGAATGCCGGCGACGTGGTGACGATCGCGGGCGTCAACGGCGTCAACCGGGCGAATTTCTCCTCGCTCGGCGTTGCGGCGCAGTTTGTCGTGACTGCGGCCGTGGCGAACGGCGCAACCACGATGAATATCTACCCGCCGATCATCCCGCCGGCGAGCTCGACGGCCTATGCTGGCCTGCCCTATACGCCACAGCAATATCAGACCGTGACGGCTTCGCCGGCCAACAACGCGACGATTACGCCTTTCGCCAACGCGAGCGTGACCTATCGCGAGAACCTGGTCTATTCGCCGGACGCCATTACGATGGTCGTCGCCCCGTTGTGGGTGCCGACGAACGAGAAGGGCGTCATTGCGGCGGCGCGACATGAATATGATCGGCTGAGCATGCGGTCGCTTGTTGTGTACGAGCCGACCACGGATCAGCCGATCGATCGCTTGGATATTCTGTTCGGGTCGGGCGTGCCTAGGCCGGAATGGATTTGCCAAGTAGCAGATTCGGTCCCGTAGGACTGACGAAGGCTTGTGGCCGCTGAGCCTATCAGCGGCCATTTTATTGGAGTCGATCTCCCATGATGTCACAGAACTATAAGCCAAAAACGCTTGACGACAAGGCAGACGCCGATTGGCCGAAATGGGTTGAAATCCATCCGTCTCAGATCGTTCGCAAAGAGAGCGGCGACGCGCCGGCGAGCGTGAGCGTGGCCGGCTTTGAGCATTTCTTCGATCGCGTGACCGGAGCGGTTAAGGTTCTCGTTCACAATGCCGAGGACGAAGCGCGCGCCTTGGCTGAGAAGGTCGAGGCGAAGGTCGAAGAGCCCGCCGCCGAAAATAATGGCGACGACGGGAAGGCGGCGTGAACATGGAGAGCGGATTCGCAACCTTCAATCTGCCGCCCAAGGGCAGCGTCGGCTATCTCGACAAGGAAGTCGCCGACGAGGGCATGAAAGTCGAAATGACGGCGGGAGAAATTCCCGACACCGGCCTGGCGCCAAAACTTGCGATTCCCGATCTCAGTCGCGTCAAGTCAGTCGCGAAATACTTCAACCGCACCGGCTATGTCGTCTATCCGGCCTATATCTTCAACCGGATCACCGGAGAAGAGCGGATTGTCAGGGATCAGGACGAAGCGTCGCGGTTCGGGATTGTATTTCGCAAGGCGACCAATGACGAGCGCGCCCGCTACGGTCGTCAATGGGTTTGGGATTGGAAAGAAGATGGCGAATGGCGCCCGCATCGGGACGGCGCCGCATTGACCAAGGATGGCAAGCCGCCGCGCCGACTCGACCAAGAGCACGGCAAGACGGTGATCCTGCCGCCGCCAAACCCTGAACTTGCAAATCATGCGCTGGTTCGCGAACTGATGCCGCAAATGGCGGCGCTATTTGCTCAGGCGATCGGCGGCGCTGCGGCGCCCGGCAAGCCGGCTGACATCGATGCGAAGGATTGGGAAGAGTTCCAGGCGTTCAAGGTATGGAAGGCCGCGGCGGCCGCTTCCAAGGTCGTTGCGGAGCGCGTCGTTCAGTCTGAATCCGACGACGAAGAAGTCGCTCTGACCGCTGTTGAAGATGGTGAGCCAACGCCGCTCTCCCCTGAACAGGAAAGGGCCGTCTGGCTTCGCGCCGCAGAAGAGCGTGGTTTGAAGGTCGATGGCCGCTGGGGTCTTGATCGGATCAAGGCCGAGGTCGAGAAGGCTGCGGCGTGACCAATATCGGTCCGGCTCCGACGGAACCAGTTGAGCCGATCGATAATGTTCAAAAACTGATCGTCAATATGCTCGTCGATGCCGGTATTATCGGCATCGACGAAAATCCTGAACAGCCGGTCATCAATCGCGCTTTCACGCAATTGAATTGGCTGCTCGCTCAATGGGCGAGGAAAAGATGGCTCTGCTATCGCATTCAGGATTATAGTTTCGTCGCGACGGGTGCGGTGAGCTACGCGGTCGGGCTTAACCAGACGATCAACATCAATCCGCGCCCCGATCGGCTTGAATATGCCTTCCTGCGGTTTCTCAACACTGGAGAGCCGGCGCAGTTCCCGGTAGACGTCCCAATTGAGATCATCCAATCGCACGAGGACTATTCTCGGATCGCGGTGAAGACGATAGGCACATTGCCTTGGCGCATCTTCTATGATCCGAAATGGCCGATCGGAGAGCTATTTCCTTGGCCAGTTCCGCAGCCGAACATTTATGAAATCCATGTCGGCTTCAAAGTCGTTTTGCCCAGATTTTCGTCGCTCCAACAGCAAATCAGTTTCCCGCCTGAATATGAAGCGGCGCTGAACTTCTGCGGCGCGCAAGTTCTGCGCGCGACCTATCAAATGCCACCAGACCCGACGATCGATAGGCTGGCAAAGAACGCGCTAAATACCTTGCGCCTCGCCAATCAGGCCATGTCGACGCTTCGAATGCCTGCTTTCCTGAGAAGGCAGCGCGCCTATGACTATCGCTCGGACGACGCCGGGCAGTACTGACGGAGACCCCAGCTATGTTCAAGACCATCGCCAAGTTCGCTCTTGGCGCGATGTTTCTCGCTTCGAGTGCGGCGCTCGCCGCGACTGGCATTGCGCCGAATCCGGGCAATGGTCCGACTGTGCCGGACGCGACTTGGCTAAACGGCGTCGCCAACGGCCAGAACGCCAGCTACATTTACGGCCTCACGGCTACTGGGTCGAACCAGGCCGGATCGCTCCAGCTCGTCCCAGGCAATACGCTTATCGAAATTGATACCGTCGCATCGTCGACTGGCGTCGCTCTTCCGCCGGCCGTGGCCGGCACCGAGATTTCGATCTACAATAACGGCGCAAATACCCTCGCGGTCTACCCATCGATTGCGAATAACGGTCTGACGGGTGCGCAGGATACGATCAACAACGGAACCAGCTTTTCCGGCGGCGTCGCCACTCATACGCAGATTTATTGCTTTTCCGCCAAAAATGGCGTCTGGGCCTGCAAATAGCGTGAGGCGAGCGAGAACCCTATACGCTTGGTTCGACGTCAAAAACTCGACCTTTCGGGTTAGTCAAAACCCTCCGGATGCCCCGACTAGGCCATCGGTCGAGGTTCACGATTTGCAGACTGTCAGAGATATCGCAGTAAAAAAGCGATCGTCGGTCTATTGGTGGCCGCCTCTTCCGGGCGATATTCAAATGGCATGGGATCGCCTGAGTGCTCCGCTCTGACAATCTCATACCGCTGCTCGGCGGCGCGTACCAATCTCGCGCGCATATCTCGGATTACCAAATCTGCGAAAACCTCTTCCCGGAGGTGACGCCGCAGGACCAAGAGCCGACGACGCCCGTTGTGCATATCCCGAGAGAGGGCAAGCGTCCACTTTCTGCACCGCCGAATCCCGGCCCAGGCCGTGGCGTATTCGCGATGTCGACTGGCCAACTCTACGCCGCAGTGGGGCAGAACGTCTATTCGATCGATCGTAACTGGACCTGGACGCAAATTGGCCAAGTACTGGATAATCTGACGACGCCGGTCTCAATGTCGGACAATGGGACAAACGCGGTCCTGGTCGACGGGAGCGTTCATGGCTATCAGATTTCTCTCGGGACTAATGTCCTGACGCAGATCAACGACTATACCGGAACCTTTGTTGGTTCGCGACGAGTCGATTTTGCCGACACATTCTTTGCATTCGCCGCGCCAGGCGCAAACGAATGGTATTTATCGCTTTCCAATCAGGTCGCGTTCAACGCCCTGGTACAGGCGAACGCGGACTCTAACCCTGATCCAATTCAGACGCTCTCCTTCAATCTGAGACAGGCTTGGCTTCTTAAAACGCGGGGCTCCGAGGTCTGGTTCAACAATGGCGCGACGCCATTTCCGTACCAGGAATGGCCGAACATCTTCGTTCCTTACGGCTGCGCGGCAGCCTATAGCCTTGTTCGGGCCGATATCGATCTTTTCTGGCTCTCGCGCAATGAGCAGGGTCAGGCGATTGCGGTCCAAACTAAGGGCTACGCGGTTCAGGCTATCTCAACCCGCGCCCTCGAATATGAGTGGTCCGCCTACCCGCGGATAGACGACTGCATAGCGGGAACGTTCCAACAGGCCGGGCATACCTTCATACTATTCCACTTTCCGACCGCCGATCGGACCTGGGGCTACGATCTCGCCACGAAGCAATGGCATCGTCGAACCTGGATCGACAATAATGGCGTCGCTCACCGCGAGAAGGTGGCGTTCTATGCCTCGGTCGGGGCGGATGGCGGGTTCCCGCCGACCATCGTCGGCCAGGATTGGTCGACCGGACAGATTTACGCCCTCGACCCTCAATACTATACCGACAACGGCCAGCCGATCGTATTCCGTCGTACGTTCCCACATCAATTGAAGGACATGCACGAGATTACGCATGTCTCATTTGTGGCAGACTTTGAGACGGGAGAAATGCCGAACACTCAAGAAGTGACGGCCGGCGCATCGCCTTGGAGTAATGCGTTTAGTAAGGCGTTCGGGCCTCTAGGCGCAAACGCGGCATGGGGACTCCCCGCTGGACCCGCGCTCTGCATGCGCTATAGCAATACCGGCGGCAAGACCTGGAGCAATTACCGCCAGAAGGGTCTTGTCACCGCCGGCAATTATCGAAGCATGATGCGATTTCGAGGGCTCGGCATGGCGCGTGATCGCGTCTATGAGTTGCTATGGGCCTATCCTGGTCCGTCCGCTCTGAATGGGGCTTATCTTGAGCCGCTAGAGCATGCGGCATGAGCGTTCCCCAAATTTGCCATGGCTGGCGCGAAGGCGATGAATGGGTTCTTTCGCTCAAGCCTCGCGAAGATGGCGCAGCGAGGAATAAGTACGTATCGAAAGAAGCCGCGATTGAAGCCGCAAAGCGTCGCGACAAAGGCGGCCGAGTCATTGGCTCGCTGACGATCATTTGGGCGCCTGAATGAGTAACGGGTTTCAGGCTGGGTTTCCCAACGCCGCGCTAACGAATTCGGATGGCTCTCTTACCGACATCGGGCAGCAGTTCCTCTTCCAGCTGTTCCAAAGAACAGGCGGAGAGAATGGCTTTCTGAGCGGCGCAAACTTTCCCGACAATCCAGCGAACCAATTTTTTGCAACGCCCGCGAATGAGGCCGGAGTTGCTGATTTTAGAGCGATCGCAAGCGCCGATCTCTCAAATGTCGCTGGAGAATATCCCGCCACGGCGACAAACGATAACGCGGCATCCGGAAACATCGGCGAATTCTCTTCGTCGCAACTCGATTCAACGCATGGAATTGGGCTGTCGTCAGGCGTCGCTGCCGACATCCTTTTGCTCGCGCTTTCTCCCGGAGATTGGGACGTATGGGGAAGTATAGGCATAGCCCTAGGCTCCGGAAATATCACGACGATGAACGCGTGGCTGAGCGCGACGTCGGCGACAGACCCAAATCCTCCGAACAACGGGGCGTATTTCCAATTCGCAAACAGTCTATCGGGCGGGGCACAAACATTGACGACGGGGCCTCTGACGGCTCCACTCGGAATGATGCGCCAAAGCCTGGGACAGGCGACGACAATCTATCTCAGCACGATGGTATCGTTCACAGGATCGGGTCTCAAAGGCTTCGGGTTCATCGGAGCGAGACGCCGCAGATAAGGCGAACATTTGATCCGGCCGACATCAATCCGATCCTCAACGATCCGAGCGTTTTCCAGACGATCATGTTGCCTGGTGTCGAGACGTTTGATGTCTCTACGCTGATTGAAAATCCATTGAACGTTTTCTTCTCCTGCGAAGGAGGAGCGATTTTCTATGACTGGCACGAGCCGGGAATTTACGAAGTACATACAAATTTCTTGAGCACACATCGCGGCAGATACGCGATGAAGGCGGCTATGCAAGCCGCGCGTTGGATGTTCACGAGAACCGATTGCATGACGATCCTGACTAAGGTTCCGGCCAGCAATCGAGCGGCGGCGATGTTCACCGCGGCGGCTGGCGGCGAGAAGCAATTCGAGCGTAAGGCGATATGGCCAACCAAAGATGGTCATGTCGATATGTCGTACTGGTCGCTGCGATACGACGCTTGGATAAATCGTACGCCCGAACTTATCGAGTCTGGCCGTTGGTTCCATCATCGGCTTGAAGAGGAATTTCTGCGTCATGGCCATTTCGAGCCGCAACACGAGGATGAGGAGTGCCATGATCTTCACGTCGGCGCGTGCGTCGAAATGCTGAAAGGCGGCCAGCCGGTCAAGGCCGTGGCGCTCTATAACCGCTGGGCGAGGTTTGCCGGGTACGGAGTGATCGGCCTTGTCGCGAAAGAGCCGCTGGTCGTCAATATCGGCAACGCGATTATTCAGGTCGACGGCGACAATTTTAAGGTGATCAGATGCCTATAGGCGCCGCGATCGGAGCCGTCGCCGGCGCTGGCATTCAGGCCGTCGGCTCGAACATGGCCGCGAATAAGCAGGCGAAGGCTGCACAGAGTGCGCTTGCCTTGCAAGGGCAAATGTTCGACCAGACGAAGGCGGCCCTTCAACCATACTATCAAGCCGGGCAGAACGTTCTTCCTACGCTCCAGGCTTTGATGACGCCAGGGCAGTCGGCGCAAGCGATATCGAGCCTTCCTGGCTTTCAGTTTCAATCGCAATGGGGTACGCTAGCCGCTCAGAATGCGCTATCAGCGCAAGGGCTTGGTGGCTCTGGCGGCCCGCTCGCGAAAGCGATCTCGGACTATAACAATGGTCTCGCTGGAACATATTTGTTCAATGATATCGGCGCGCTCCAAAACTTTGCCAATATGGGCGGAAGCGCTGCTGCGGCGCTCGGCGGCAATGCGGCGGCGTTCGGCGGCATGATGGGACAGACGCAACAGAATATCGGCAACGCCCAGGCGTCAGGCATACTCGGCGGTGCGAACGCGATCAGCGGCGGTTTGGGCAGCGCTGGAAATGCATTGCTGTTGAATAGCCTCATGGGCGGCGGAAGCGGCGGTCTTTATGGCGGGGCGGGGTATAACAACGGAACGTCGAACTATCTCGGCTTATCAAACGCGGGGCAAGATTTCCTGCAAGACGCCGGCTACCCGCTTCCATGAATAGCGCTCTTTCCGCGCTCAGCGGACCTCCTCCCGCGCCAAACCCCCAGGGCGGCAATGATCAGCCGCGGCCGGCTATGCCGACCAATGCGCTCATGGGGCAGGGCGCGCCGCAGCCGCAGCCGCAGCCGCAGCCGCAACAGCAAACCGCGCCAGCGCCGACGCATCTTCAAACCGTCGCCGCGCTCCGTCATTTCGATTTGATCGAACGAGAGTTGACCGGATTGCTCGCCGATCCCGATCTCGGCAAAGCCGATATGAAATCGAAGATCATCGACGGTGCGACGAAACTGGTTGCTTCGGGCGTGATGACGCCAGCAACCGCAGTGATACAGTTGGGCCAAGTCCCGGATCGTCCGTTCGACCAGAAGGTATTTCTGGAAAAGCAGCTCGCCGAGACGGTTCAGCACGCGAATGATGTCCTCGATCATCACGGCGCCGCGTTCGCTGGCCAGGACTGGAATGGGCCAGACTACAGCACGGACGATCATCAGAGCATCATATCCGGCCTCGCGGGTCACTATAACGGATTGAAACCGAGCAATGGTTGATCCGACTCCGCTCTATCCAATTGCGCAGCCAGGCGGCGGCAGCATCCTGGCGACCAATCCGCTCCAGCTCGTCGGCGCGCTCAATGGCGTCAACGCGCTCAAGGCGTTTCAGGCCAAGCAGGCTGTTGGCAACGCCTTGCTCGGCGCGCGCAATCCTGACGGCTCCATTGATACCGGCAAGTTCATTTCGACGTTGCCGCCGCAAGCCGCGCTTGCCGCGCCCGAAGCGGCGCAGAGCGCACTCGATCTTCGTCAGAGACAAATCGGCGTCGATACGAGCCAGTTCAATCTCGGCGTCGGCTATAATGACCAAGCGCAGAAAATTCTATCCGGCCTCGCCGGGAAGGATGCAATCAGCGACGCCGATCTTTGGGATGCTTCGGCGCGACTCGCGCGTACTGGCATGCCCGCGCCGCTCGTTAATGCATGGCGGCAGACCATGCTCAATCAAGGTCCAGATCAGCGCAAGCAATATGCAACGACGCTGGGGATCACGGCGGCGGGCCCGGCAGCCGTTACCGAGCGTCAGAACCTCGTCGGCCCCGACGGGCAGCCGATCAGTGTTCCGACGAACATCGCCGCGCGGTCTGGCGCCTTGCCGACGGGATTGCCGCCCGGACAAGGCGAAGCGTTGGCCGCCAATCAAGGCGCCTTCGTCAAGGATCAGGCCGGCGCCGCGACAACGTTGCAGGGCCTGCGCCCTCTACAAAACGCGCTCCCGCTCTTGCAGAAGATGACGAACACGGATTTTGGTCCCGGTTCGGAGGGGTTCGCTCAGGTCAAAAGCGCGCTCATCACCGCCGGCATTATCGGGCCGAACACGACTGACACCGAGGTTCGCCAAGAAGCGAACAAATATCTCCGCGCCTATGCCGGCCAGACGCGCACCGCCGATCGTTCCGATCGCGCGCTCGAGCAGGCGCTCGGTTCAAATCCGAACCTCGATCTGACGCAAGGCGCAAATCTCGCGCTCGTCAAAAACCAGATCGCGATGGATCGCATGGATGCGGCTTTGCCGGTCGCGTTTGAAAAGCAATTTCCGAGTCCAGCCGACAAGACGAAGTATCTAGGCTATAAATCGAACTATTATCAGAACACCGATCCGCGCGCCTTTCAATTCGATCTCATGACGCCTCAAGAGCGCCGCGCCGTCGTCGATAGTCTCGGCAAGCCGGACAGTCCCGCTTATCAGAAATTCGCGCGCTCCTACGCGCTCGCCAAACAAGCCGGTATCTTCACGCCCGCCAATGGACAGTGACGCGATCACCCTAACGCCTCAGGATTTGGACCTGATGGCGCGAACCATTGCGACCGAGGACTCGACGCCGGAAGGCCGCGCGGCCGTGGCGAGCGTGATGATGAATCGGCTTCGAAGCGGCGAATATCCCTCGACCATGAGCGGCGTTATCCTCCAGCGCAACGCCTTTGAGCCCGTCGGCTCCGCCCGCTGGCGCTCGCTCTCGCCATCGTCGCCAGATTATCAGGCCGCTTACGAGATCGCGCGGCGGGTCGCGGGCGGCGAGGTCGACGATCCGACCAATGGCAGCGTGCTTTTCTATAGCCCGACCGCACAAGCCTATCTTGGGCGCTCGGCCCCGCAATGGTCTGTCGGCCGCGCGCCCGAAACCATGATCGGCGGTCAAGCCTATTACCGCTCGCCCAACGCGCCGAAGCAGGTCGCCGACGATTCATTCTTGAAGGATTTCGAGGTCGCGCCCGCCGGCGGCTCGACCCCTGCTAAAACCGCGCCAGACGACTTCCTGCGGGATTTCGAGGTTGCCCCGCCGTCTGCGCCTGGAAAGGCGACAACGCCCGCCACGGCCGCGCCTGCGGCCAATGCGCCGTCTTTCGAAAAGGATTACCCGGTCGCGCCGCCAGTCGCGGCGACGCGGCCCACGCCCCCGACCACAGCGCAAGGCGTTGATGCCGAATTTCTCAATTCGATTCCAGTCGTCGGCCCGTCGCTGGTCAAGGCCGGCGCGGCTGTCAATGCGGGATTGGCTCCCTTTGCGCCCTATCTTGGCGGGGCCTATGGTGCGCTCACCGGAACGGATACGGTTCCGCAAGGGAATACGTTCGGCGAGCGCTACGCCAATGCTCTTGCTGGGGCGGAGCGCGACCGCCAAGCTTTCGAAACCAACCAGCCTTTCGCCGCTGGCGCAACGACGGTAGGCGGCGCTCTGACGGGCGCGGCTGGCGCAATCGCAGCGGCGCCCGCCGCGTTCGGGGTCGGCTCGATGAGCCTTCCCGCCAGCGCGGCGCTATCTAGCGCGAGCGGTGCGGCGATCAGCGCGGCTGACACGGCGGCGCGCCAAGGCTTTGACAGGCCTTCGATCCTCCACTCGGCCGAACTCGGGGGAGCTTTCGGCGCTGCGGCTCCGGCGGCCGGCCGGCTAATTGGCTCTGGCGTCAACGTGCTCTCGAATTTGGTCAGCCGCACAACGCCAGCGGCGCGTAACGTCGCCGGTGTTCTCGCCAATATCGGCATGACGCCCCAAGACGCCCAGAACGCGTTGACGCGCATGGGGCCGAACGCGACCTTGGCAGATATCGATCCGGCCCTCACGGCGGAGGCGGGCGGTTTGGCCGCTAAGGGCGGTGCGCCGACCTCCGTTCTCAAAAGCGCCATGGCGGCTCGCGCCGCAGGGGCCAATGATCGCGTCGCGTCGGCGGTCGATCAATATCTCGGCCCGCGGCCTGATCTTACGGCCTCGCAACAGGCGATCCAGGCCAAGGCCAGCGCCGACGCCGCGCCCTATTATAACGCTGCTCGCGCGTCGGCGCAGCCGATGGACATTACTCCCGTCCTGTCCGCAATCGATCAAAGGCTAGCGGGCGGGGCTACGGGCGGCGTCAAGGATGCTCTGACCGCAGCCAAGGGATATCTGACCAAGGAAGTCGCGACGCTACCCAGCGGACCGGGGAATGCGACCAGCAAGATCATTGTCCCAAAAGACGATCCGCAATCCTTGCTTGAAGCTAGGCAAGCCCTCGACGACTTTATCGAGCGCCGAGGCGACGCTGAGACGTCGGCGGGTAAGAACGCGCTCAGGGCCGCGCAGAACGTTCGAGCCCAACTCGATGGCGTTCTCAAGGCTGATCCGAACATCGCCGCTGGCGACGCCGCCTATTCGACGCAGATGCGCAATCTGGACGCAATGCAAGAGGGCCAAAACCTCTTCAAGCCGGCGACCCGTATCGAAGACGTCAATCGCAGCATCGCCGGCAAGACGCCTGACCAGATCTACAACATGCGGCAGGGCGCGCTCTCGGCTATTCATGATGCGCTCGACAATGCGCGCCAGGGGGATTTCTCCGCCGCGCGAAGCCTGTTCGCTAAGGCGACAGCTAACCGAGCCAAGCTGGACGCGCTTTTCCCCAACGCCGGGAAAATATTCGATACGGTCGAGTCCGAAATCGCGATGCGCGGAACTGAGAACGCTGTTGCTCAAAACTCGGCGACTGCGCAACGGCAGGCCATTTTGCAAAAATACGCGGTTCCGACCGTTACTCCCCTTGATACCGGAGCCGCTATCGCGGGCGAGGCGTTGGCTGGCGGTCCTGGGGCAGTAGCGGGCATCGGCGCTAAGGCGCTCTATTCGCACGCGCGGAACGCCCTCCTCGAGGCGGCGGCTAACCGGCTGTCGACCAGCACAGCGCGCGGGCTCGCCGCTACGGGGCCGGCTCAGCAAGAATTTCTCGCCCAGATCGCTCGCGCTTCGCGAACCGGCGGAGCGGCCAACGCGCTTTCGAACGCCGCCAATGTCGGGGTCAATTTGCTCACCCGCACCGCTGGCCCGACGCTGCTCAACTACCTCGGCGGACGCTGAAAGCTCTCTGGGCTGAACCACCACGCCCCGAACCATAGGGCGAAGTTCAGAATAAAGCCGACGAAAACGCCTTCTCCGAAAGCGACAGAAAGGCCAGTGATCAGATATTTCATCAGCACGTAAAGCGCTGAGAGAGTTAGCAGCCCGGCACAAATGCCGGCTGCTCGAATAATCCCGCTCATCCCAGGAATCCGAATGTTCAAGAGACTGCGCGCCTTCTGCGCTGCGGCGATGCTTTCGCTTGGCCTAGCTGCCAGCATTACGCCTGACGCGGTTTTAGCGCAACAGAGCCAACTGCCGCCCGGCGAAGTCTGTTTCAGCGGGACGACCGGCGTAAGCGGCATGATCGGCGTCCTAGGCACGATCACGGCCGGGACCGGCGGGACCGCTGGAACATATGTCAATGTCCCGCTTACGGGTGGGAGCGGAACGGGCGCCACGGCCAATATTACCGTTTCCGGCGGCGGCGTCACCCAAGTCGTCATTCTCAATCCGGGTACGACATATCAAGTCAACGACACTCTGACTGCTGCGAGCGGCAACATTGGGGGCGTCACTGGCTTTTCGGTTACGGTCAATTCGACTGCCATAAATTCGGCTTTGGCCGGCGGATCGGTAGGCTTCTATGTACCCGGAACTCTGACGACTAAGCAGACGTACCAGGATCAAGCCGGAACGATCCTCAATCAAAATCCAGTCCCGCTTGATGCTAATGGTTGCGCAATTATATTTGGAAGCGGCGCTTATCGCCAGATCGTTTACGATTCGCTCGGCAATGAGATTTGGGATCAAAATACCTATGGCCTGACGCAAAATCCATTTTGGGCCTCTCTCGCAGGCGGGACGGCTAATGCGATTACGGTCACTGACGCCTCTTTTTCCGCGACAGATGGCCAGTCCATTCAGTTCGTCGCGGCTAACTCTAACACCGGCGCAACCACAATCACGCCGTCAGGGACAGGGTCGGCGATCCCGGTCTATAAGAACTCGCCGAGCGGCCCTGTTCCTCTCACTGGCGTTCCGGAAATCGCAGCCGGAAATCTCGTCACCGTCACCTACTATGCCGCACAGAATTATTTTCTGCTGGCAGGGTACAATCAAATAACCGCTGCTATGCAGCCTGTCGTCACGTCAACGACGATCGGCGCGGCATCGGGCGCGTTGGGCCTGTCATTCGGACAAGGATATCTTTCCGCTCCGGTGAATGGAGGGACAACTGTAACTTTCTCGCCATTCAACGGCAATTATGTCAAAATCGCCGGCGTCGACTATCCAATTCCTTCGGCCGGCGTCTCGGCTGTCGCGACGAACTGTTACATAAACGGCTCGTCCGGCCAAACGCTCGTCGCCAATACTAAGTACTATGTCTACATATTCAACAACGCGGGGACGCTTACGCTCGACTTTTCAACTACCGGTCATGTAACGGATTCAAGTGCCGGAAATGTTGGCGTCGAAATCGAAAGTGGGAATAATAGCCGATCTCTCATCGGCATGGTGTACCCGCAAAGTGGCCCGGTCTTTAACAACGGCGGCGCAAATCTCCTTGTCCTCTCTTGGTTCAATAGGCGCTCTCTCTCCGGTATAAATGCATTTGGGGCGAACCAGACTACGACAAGCACCGCCTTTGTCGAACTAAGCTCGACCATTCGAGTGCAATTCCTCACATGGGCTGGGGAGGATGTGCAAATCAATGCCTCAGGGTCTGCCGTTGGTCCCTCTAATGCTCTTATGGCTTCATCACTTGGTATAGATGGGACAACTCCAGAGGACGTCAATGATACCAGGGGAACGGTCAGCGGCGCTCCTCAAGCAAGCGTTGCAATTGCATATCTTAAAAGCGGACTAAGCGAAGGGTATCACTATGCTACTCTTCTCGGTCTTGTTTCAGGCGGCACTGGAACATGGAACGGCAGCGGGTCTCCTGGATCACGTGTCGCTATGACGGTAGGGATAAGGGGCTAATGTTCAAAAAAATAATCCTATCCTTTATCGCCTTGTGCGGCACAATTTGCTTGTCGTCTATAGGCAATGCGGCTGCGCCCTATACGCGGTCGCAACTGACGACCAATTACCTGAACCCATGCATTTTCAACAACGCATTGGGCCAAATCAGTGCCCAATGCGTCTATACGCTGCAAGCGAATGGAATCGCTAGCTTCGGCAATTTGGCTGATACAAACACCTGGACCGGCGCGAATAATTTCGGCTTCGGCGATCTTACCGCCAGTAATCCTACTTTCCAAAATGGCGTCAATATCACCAATCCATCGAACCCGTTTCTTTACCTTGACAACACGTCACTGAATGGCGGCCAGAATCTAGGCGCATGGAATCAGCGGGTCGACAATACGACCGGGACGCTCGAATTCCAGGCGATGAACGACGCTGGCTCTGCGACGAATACGTGGCTGTCGGTTACGCGCTCGGGCTACACGCCGATTTTGGCGACTTTTGGCGTTCCCATTGTCGGTACAGGAAGCCTCTATAATATCACCCCCCAATACGGCATTCCTTATGCGGGAGGGGCGGGGGCGGGGCCGGGGATCACGACTCCTGTCGCTAACTCTGTCCCATGTCGAGCGGCTTCAAACACCGCCCCGACGGAATGCACGACGCTGCCGAGCGGGCTGACCATCCCACAAGCAACATTCAGCGGCGGCTCCACCACGACGCCGGCCCTGAATATCTCGCCGACGACCGGCCTCAATTATGGCCTGTTCGAGACGCAAGCGATCAGCGGGACGCAAACGGGCGTTGGCGGCATCTGCACTGCCGCTTTCGGGTGTCCCTATAACGGCATCGAGACGACGAGCGACAACGCGAATCTCGGCTCGACCAACACTGGTGTTTCGTTCTGGGTCGCTGACTTTTACGGTGGTTCGTCGCTCTCTGGGTATCGGACGGCGTTCCAAGTCACGATGGAGCAGCAAGCCACCAATCCTAACAATACGGCGGCGCTTCGCTCTTACGCCGCTCAACAGATTTTCAATTACAGCGCTACCGGCGACGGCGGCACGAACGGCTCCCCGCTCGGCTTTTACTACGGCCTGACCTCGACGACGTTCCTCGACAACCCGGTGAGCGGTTCTCTTTACATCACAGAAAACGATGGGATAGAAATCGATACGGCTTCGGCGTCGAATGTTCACGCGAAGTACGGTATCGGCCTGAACGTCGTCAACGTTGAGAAAAATCAGGGATCGTCCTTTGACGCCGCTGTGGCGATCGGCGCTCAAACTGTGCAAGGAACTGCCGGATCTGGCGCGGGCTGGCAATGCGGAATTTGTTGGACTGACGTCAATACCGCCTCTCCTGTCGGAAGCGCCTCGACGCTGATCGGCTACTATTGGTCTTCGCTCAGCACCCAAACTGTCACGAATGGGATTGACCTTCGGGGCTTTGCATTCAGCGGCTATGCGCTGGTTGGCAGCAATTTCTTTATCTCCGGCTTCGGTAATGTTGGAACGCCAGAGTTGGACGCCTACTCGACAAACCTCGTTATCAACGTGGGCACGGGCGGCAACGGAGCCTTGGAGGTTGCAGGCGCCGCGACGGCTTATTGGAACAGTGCCGGCATTTATCCGAAGACGAATGACAGCGGGGCGCAACTTGGAGCGAACGGAGCGGCGTGGTCGCTTGTGAACGCTCACTCCTTCGCTGTAGATGCGTCTACGGGCGTGACATGCTCCGGCTCCCCAACGGCAAGCTTCGCGTCAACGGCCGGCATTGTCACGCATTGCTAGTCAAGCGTCACGCAAACTTCGCGTCGTAAGCGATGGGGGACACAGAGGCGGTGATTTTCTTCTCGGCATTGCCGACGCACAGCATGATGTCGCTGTTCATCGTGACGAAGGGAAACCCGCATCCGACTTTCAGGACCGCGTTGAGTTCGTCGATCGAATAGAAATGGTGCCAGTGAGCTTCGACCTGATGGACCTGATTGTAAATCTCGGTGCGCCACGGCCATTCCTTTTCCTGATGCTCAAGGATGCGCCAGGACAGAAGGTGAATCACAGCGAAGCCGGTATCTTTGAGCAGGCGTCTGATCTCGAAGAAGAGATTGTAGACGTACGGCTTCGGAATGTGCTGCATCGCTGCGACGCTGTAGATGAAATCGATGCTGTGATCCGGGAGCGGGACGGTGATCCCGTCATAAAGCAGAAAGTCGAAAGTCGGATCGGCGCCGATATTTGCGTGGGCCTTGGCGAGCATGTTCTCGGCAATGTCGAGGCCGATGATCTTCGGGTGCTGGACGCCGCGGGCGGTCAAATACCGCTTGAGGCCCTTCATGATGTAGCCGGTGCCGCTGCCGATTTCGAGCGAGGTTTGAAAGTCCTTCGGCTCGGCGAAGGGATAGAGCTCGAACAGCCGGCTAACGTATCGGTCGGCTCGGGCGTCGAGTTGGTCGAGAGGAACGCCGTCGTGAATGCGACGATTGACCTGCTCAAGCGTCTCACTGGCATTATTCCAGGTCTTCGCGGCGACGTGCAGAGACGACATTTTACGCTTCCCCCTTGGGTTTGCGCGCTGGTCTGAGCGCGAAGCCGCTTCGATTATCAGGAGAGAGCAATCATGAAAAGCCTGCTTTTGGCGGGGGCGCTGTGCTGCGCTTTCGCTTCCGCCAACGCGCAAACCGCTCAGAAACCTCCGTCGCCCCAAGAAATCCAGGCCCAGGCCATGATTCAGCTCGGCCAGCTAGAGCAAGCGTTCGGCCAGGCGATTATCGGCTACGAAAAGCAGCTCGCCGATGCCGACCAGGCGCAAGACGAACTTCAAGACGCGGAAAACAAATGAGGCTTTTATCGCTCTGCAGAGCCCCAATGGGCGCCTTCATTCTCGCGCTGATCTTTGCTTGCCTCGCTGGCCATGTCGAGGCGCAACAAGCCGGCGCCATGTGCGGCTCGCGCGAGGAAGCCCTAGCCTCTCTCCTGAGCAAATATCAGGAAAAGCCGGTCGCCTTTGGCCTTTCTCAGGCGTCGAAAACCCTGACGGTCATCACGGCCTCGTCAAAGGGAACCTGGACCGAACTCGTCATTAAGCCTGACGGGCAGACTTGCGTGGTCGATTCCGGGGAAGGGTGGCAAATGAATGCGGTTGAGGGGGACGGGTTGTGA